TATTATATTAAACCAGCAGAATTCAGAGAGAGTTTGCGTAAGTATTATGACTCGGATATTTTGACTGACGACCTTGCTGAGAATATTAAAAAGATTGCTTATGGGTTGAGCTATAATGGATCCTTTATTAACTATAGCTATAAGGACGATATGATTGGCGATGCATTGATTAAGATGTATTCTGCTCTTAAGTATAAAAAATATAAGTTTGAAACTAAATCGAATCCATTTTCATATTTTACTACTATTGCTTATCATGCTTTTATTAATCGCATAAAGAAAGAAAAAAAGCACCATCAAACAATTACTTCATACAAAGAAAAGGTATACGAAGAGTATATGACAGATCCTAGAAATACACATGGGACTGTTTATGTGAAGCCTATTGATGATGATTCCGACTATTAATAAAAGTAAAGTCGCTATCTTTAGTGATTTACATTTAGGGGTTCATTCTAATAGCTCTGAATGGCATAAGTATGCTATTGAATGGGCTAATTGGTTTCGGGAAGAATGTCGAGATAAAGGAATTAAAGACATTATATTCTGCGGCGACTGGCATCATAATCGATCAGAAATATCAGTTAATACTTTACAGGTATCAGCTGATATTTTAGATATGTTTGAAGAGTTTAACCTGATTGCTATTACCGGTAACCACGATATTTACTATAAGCATCGTACAGACGTAAACTCTTTGTCAATATTTAAGAATAGAAAAAATGTTACTATTCTTGAACAGTATCAAACATTGGAAGCATTTGATAAAAAGCTTTCGTTCTGTCCATGGAACACACCCACATCAGTAATTGAAGAAAGTGATGTTGTGTTCGGACATTTTGAAATTCAGTCATTTAAAATGAATGCATTTAAGGTATGTGAAGAAGGGGTAAAGGTTAAGGATCTTTTACGTAAGTCTTCTTTAGTTATATCAGGTCATTTTCATACTAGACACGAAAAGCAGTTTGGTGCAGGTACAATTTTATATGTAGGTAATCCGTTTCAAATGGATTTCGGTGATGCTGGTAATCGAAAAGGTTATCATATTTTAGATATAGATACACTAGAATATGAGTTTTTCGAAAATAATGTATCTCCATGTTACGAAAAAATAACATTGAGTGAGTTAGTTGATGAGGGTGATATTACACCTTTAGTTAAACATAAAATAAACAATAACATAGTTAAATTGAAAGTGGATAAGAACATATCTCAGGAAGATATGGATATACTTACAGCTGTTTTCAATAAATTACAACCAGAACAATTTCTCGTTGATTATGATATTAACTTTAATCGAATACTTGATAATCGTGAAGATATAGAAGATCTGTCTGGGGTAGATGTTGAACAAGCTATTGAAGAGTTTATTGGTACTATGGATTTAAATGATTCAAAGGCTATAATTGAATATACGTTAGGACTATACGAGCGTTGTAAACGATGAAACAGGTTAATTTTAAACGAGTTGCTATACAGCATTTTCTTTCTGTGGGTGAAGAGCCTGTTGTGGTAGACTTTAGTAAAGGTCTGCATGTTATAACTGGTACAAATAAGGATAAGCCAGACAGGCGTAACGCTATTGGTAAGAGTACTATAGCTGATTCTATTTATTTCGCTATATTTGGAGATACATTACGGGAGCTTAAAAAAGATCTTATACCTAATAATATAACAGGAGGTAAGACGCATGTTGAGTTGGACTTTGAGGTAGTTACTGCTAAAGAAACAAGCAAGTATAAAGTAATACGTCATCTCAACCCGTCTAAAGTTTTAATTTTTAAGGATGAAGTAGATATTACAAGGGATAGTATTGCTAATACCAATAAGTTTATATGTGATGTAACAAGTGCTACACCATCTATATTTCAAAACTGTGTTATTATGACAGTTAATAATGCTGTACCTTTTATGGCAAAGAGTAAAATCGAGAAACGTAAGTTTATCGAAGATATATTTGGTATGGAGGTTTTTAGTCAGATGTTAGCTCAGCTTCGAGTTGAATATAATGACTTAAAACGTGATCATGATATTGTACAAGCTACATTAGTAGAAGTAAAAAATCAAAACAACAATTTTGTTAAGCAAAAGGAAGCAGCGTTAACTAAGCGTGAGGAGAAAAAACAAGTATATGTTGAGCGCAAAGATAATAACATTATTGAAAAGGAGAGACTTAATACAAGGCTTAAAGAGTTTGAAGATGTAGATACTTCGAAGATAGAAGAGCGTATTAAACACTATACTAATACGTTAGTTACTGTTGAAGAAAAAATTAGTGAAAAGACTGTCGAGGTAAGTACAAAAAAAGCTGAGCTATCTCATAGCAAGTCTGCATATAATAAAATTGGCACAGATGAAGCGGCGTGTCCAGTATGTTTACGTCCTATGGAAGATCATGATGTAGAATATATGGAAAAGGAGAAGTCTATTCTTAGATCTAAACTTATCAAATTTGGAGACGATATCAAATTACTTAGTGAAGGTTTAGATAAGGCTAAAGAAGCTAAAGCTAAGTGTATGCAGATTATTCAGAATAATAATAATAAATTATCTGAAGCAAAATTAGCTAACCAGAAGCGTGAAAGTATCCAGCAGCGTATTAATCAGTTAGATGGTTGGTTAGAAGAGTTGGAAGTAGATCTAAAATCGGTGGGAAGTACTGAAACAGATTTCGATAATCTTATTATTGAGTCAGAAAAACGATTAAAAGATACAGAAGATAAAGTAGAGAGCTTTAGAAAGGATCTCTCTAAGTTAGATATTGTTAAATACGTAGTATCAGAAGAGGGGGTTAAATCGTTTATTGTTAATAAACTTCTAGAATTACTCAATAATAAATTGTTAACATATCTACGTAAGTTAGATTCTAACTCTATATGCATATTTAATGAATATTTTGAAGAAGAAATTACAAATGAAAAGAATAAAATTTGCTCATACTTTAACTTCTCTGGCGCTGAACGTAAGTCTATCGACTTGGCCTGCTTGTTTACCTTCTCTGATATGAGACGGATGCAAGGAGGTGTTAAATATAACCTAGCTATTTATGATGAGTTGTTTGATTCATCATTTGATGAAAAGGGTATTGAGTTAGTTACCCAGATACTACAAGAACGTACAGAAGAATTAGATGAGTGTTCTATTGTTATATCGCACCGTAAGGAGTCTATCAAAGCTGTTACAGGTGAGGTAATTTATATTGAAAAAGAAAATGGCATTTCACGTAGAGTGGCCTATACTGAATTATAGAATAATTATATATAATGATTCAATCATCACCATTTCCGCAACCATTTTCCTCACCATTGGCTCAACCATTTGGAACTTCACCAACCCGTAAACCCAAGCCACAAAAGCCACGTGAGGAATCAATGCCAAGATTTGTTAATTATTTAGCAGATTATTCTGGATGTGGTCATTGGCGTATATTATGGCCAGAGCAGGTCATTAACATGACACAACGCGGGTTGAGTCAATCGATTACCGCTATGGTTGCTGAACCAAGGTGGTATCAAGGGGTAAAGGCTGTAAAATTACAGCGTCAGGCATCTAAAGCTCAGCTTGAGTTTGTAAAACATCTTAAAAAAATTCAACAAGAGTATGACTTTAAAATTATTTACGAAGTTGATGATGTTGTGTTTCGAGAAGAGATTCCAGATTATAATAAGTTTAAATTTGCTTTTGATACTGATGAAGTAAGAGAGAGTGTTGTTAGTATTATGGATTTGTGTGATGAAGTTACATTAACCTGCGACTTTATGCGTAAGCTGTTTCAGTCTAAACTTACAAATCAGAAGGTTACAGTAATACCAAATTTTGTACCATATAGTTGGATGGGTTATTTGTTCAATCAACGAAGAGTACAAACTACGTTTGAGAAACATAAAGGTAAACCGCGTATATTGTATACAGGTTCTGGGGCTCATTATGATGTGTCTAACAAGACAGGTGGTAAAGATGATATGTCTGCTGTTAATCATATTATTCGGAAGACTGCAGATAAATATAAATGGATTTTTGTGGGTGCCTATCCACCACCATTACAGGATTTAGTTAAGTCTGGTAAGCTAGAGTTTTACCCATGGAGATCGTTACTAGAATATCCTCAATTTATTGCTAATCTAGACCCACAATTAATGGTAGCGCCGTTAACTCAAAACAACTTTAACAATTCAAAATCTGATATTAAATTTATTGAAGCATGCACGTTAGGTATACCGTGCTTGTGTCAAGATATGAATACATACTCTAATGCACCTGATGATCTTAAGTTTAATACACCAGAAGAGTTTGAGGAGAAGATTGATTGGATTTTAAATTGGAAAAATCGTAAGCGGTATTTCCAGAATATTAGTATGCTTCGTGAAATAGGGGTTAAGCGATTCCTAGAGAATCCAGAAAATATCGGATCTCATATGGAAGCTCTTACAACACCATATGGTTCGCCTGAACGAAAATACCTTAAACAGTGGAATCCGTAAAGGAACTATGTTATAATTAACTCGATGTATAGGAATGTTGTCTATAATGGTCGAGAGGGGACGGTAACTTTATTTGGTTGGAATGAGCATGGTGATCGTATTCGACGTGAATGTTCTTTCGAGCCATATCTATATACAGAAGATCCTAGAGGTGATAAGACTTCTATTTTCGGTACTAAAGTAAAGAAACGTTCATTTAATACTGGTTATAACCGTTATAAGTTCCTTCAAGATTCAGGAGTTAAAAGAGTATTTGAGAACTCACCTCCTGCTCAGCAGTTTCTTCTCGATATGTATTGGGAAGAGAACGAAAAGCCGGAGTTCAATACTAATCCTATTAAGTATTGCTTTATTGATATTGAGACTTATTCAGTAGATAGCTTTCCTGATGTAGATGATCCTACTCATGTTTGTAATGTTATAACATGTTGGGATAATTTTAGTAAGAAGTTCAATACATTCGGTATTCACGAGTATACGGGTGAAGGTCGTGATGATATGGTTTATCATTATTGTAAGACAGAGCGTGATATGTTCTTAAAGTTCCTTAATTATATTGAGATGCAGCATCCTGATATTATTAGTGGTTGGAACTCCGAGTTTTTCGATATTCCATACATTGTTAATCGTATGGAACGTATTTTAGGTCAAGAGTATGTGGATAGACTCTCACCGTTGCGTAATGTTTACTTCCGTATGCGAATGGGTTCCTTTGGACGTGAGCAAAAGCGGTACTATTTTGACGGTGTTGCTAACCTTGACTATCTTGATGTGTATAAACGCTTCTGTCTTAAGTTGCGTGAATCATATAAGCTTGATGCTATCGGTGAACTTGAGCTAGGGCAGAAAAAGATTGACTACGAAGGGTTGGCCCTTCATGAACTAGCTGATCAAGATTGGAATAAGTTTATCGACTACAACGTTCAGGACGTTAACCTTCTTGTTAAGTTGGAAGAAAAGCTTCAATATATTCCTCTATTAAGAATGCTATCATATGTCGGTCTTACAACTCTGGAAGGTGCTATGGGTACTATTGGAGTTATTAATGGTGCGTTAACTGTTAGAGCACGTAAGCGAGGTGAGGTTATCTCTACGTTTGTTCGTAATGGTAACAGAGATCATAAGAATCCTGGTGCGTATGTTGCTGAACCTAAACGTGGCTTTAAAGAGAATGTTATATCGTTCGATGCTAACTCACTATATCCTAATGTGATGATCTCTCTTAATACTTCACCTGAGACTAAGGTGGGTAAGATTGAGAAAAATGATGGTAAAGAGATAACTATCCAGCATAACTCTGGTAGACTGTTCAAGCTTAGTAAGAAGGACTTTGTAAAGTTCCTTAAAGATGAAGAGTGTGCATTATCCAAAGCCGGCTTTTTGTTTAGTCAGAAAAAGCGAGGTATCATCCCGGAGTTTCTAGAATACTATTATAATCAGCGGGTAGAGATTAAGAAGAAGTTATTTACTAATCAGAAGAAGCTTAAGAAAGACCCTGGTAACATCGACCTAAAGTATGAAGTTGAACGTCTTAACACTCAACAGATGGTTATTAAGATTCTTATTAACTCTTGCTATGGTTATATGGGTAATAAAAATGCTCCTATTGGTGATGACGATATTGCTGCGAGTGTTACATTAACTGGTCAAGCTGTTATTAAGTACTCAAACGAACTTCTAAAGGATTTTATTCGGGAAGAAGTAGGTTCTGATAAAATTAGTGAGCGTGATCTTGAAGAGTGTATTGTATATAACGATACTGACTCATCTTATATATCTATTTCACCCCTTGTTGAGAATGGTGTTAAGTTTTGGGAGTCTAAAGAAGATGCTCTGGTTCATCAAGAGACATATGATAAGATTCAAGAGATTGAAGACTATCTTAACGATGGTATTACTAGTTGGTCTCGTAAGGCGCTATTAACTAATGATCCTCGTTTTGTATTCAAACGTGAGATGATTGCAGACGTTGCTACGTTCCTTCAGAAGAAGCGTTATGTTATGCATATTCTTGATGATGAAGGTATTAAAGAAAATAAGTTCAAGTATACTGGTGTAGAGGTTGTTCGTACTACTATGCCTAATGCCATTAAGCCTTATGCTAAGGGTATTATTGAAACTATGCTTACTACACAAGACTTAGGTAAGACTAATAAAATTTTTAACGAAGCGTATGAGACTTTTAAAACGTTATCCCCGGAAGAGATATCTTTCGTTATGGGTATAAAGGGCTATGAAAAACATGCAGTGCAATGTCGCGAGTGGCAAACAGTAAAAGGTATGCCGGTACATGCTAAGTCAGCTTATTACTATAATCAAATACTTGAAAAGCTTGGAACTGGTAACAAATACGAGAGTATTAGTTCTGGTGATAAGGTTCGCTTTATGTATATTGAAACTCCTAATAAGTACGGTCTACAGTCAATGGGATTCAAATATGAATGGCCAGAAGAGTTTAATGAGCTGTTTAAGATTGACTATGAGAAGATGTTTGATAAGATTCTCTTTCAATCGATTGCTCGTTTTTATGATAGTGTAGGCTGGTCGATACGTAAACCTTCAGAAAATGTTCAAACTGAACTATTTGATTTATTTGCATAGTAGAGTAAATAATCGTATGGCTGAAAGTTATTTAGATAGACCAGAAGATGATAATACCCCAAAAGCGCACCCTGCATATAACAGAGGTAAACTAGCAAGTACTGTTTATTTCCTTAAGTTAATTAAAGGGACCGTCTCAGGTACAGATAGTGGTGACGGTCAAATAGGCTCACCGCAGATTGAAGCAGCGCGACGCGCTATTCTACACTTGTCTAGTGCATTAAAACATGCTAGTGGTAAATCTACATACCTATCAAGTCAAGCAAAAGAAGCTTTAGATAAAGCTCAGGAAGAGCTTGAGAAGATTAATGTTTAAATATTACCTTCAATAGGGTCCGCAAAACCATGCTCTTTACTCTCAGGCCAAACCCGCCACTTAGTAATATTTTCATCGGTAGCAAACCATCTCCAAAGCTTACAATAGCCATCTGGATCTGATTTAAGCTTTTCAATTTCAGCAGGGTCAGCATCCTGCCTGTATACTTCTTTACCTTTGTCATTAAAGAAAGATACAGCCCAGAAATTATAATCGTCATATGGTACTTGTTCGTAGCTTAAATCTATACAATGCTTAAACTGCTTGACAAAAGAATTATCATATTCTTGTTTGTTAGTATATTCCGGATTAGGAGGATAAAGTCTATCTAAAGTATATTGTTGTATCTTTTTATCTCTAAATCTAACACCTGCATATTTTTCATAATCATTCAAACTCCGAGCATTACCAAAGCCATATTTATTTTCCTCTGATTTAAACTTCTCGTTATTAATACCAAGCAATTTTCGTACACGGGTATATGATTTAATATTATCTTGCTCCCACGTTTTACTATCATCCCAATGCTTTGTAGCTGCCTTTCTACCATAATGATGCCACGCTATTAATAGGTGAGGATGATATATATCATAACCATGTGTAAATGCTCGTACAGCGATACTTATTTCCTCTCCATGAAAATACATCTCCGGATCATGTTGAACAGTTTCGCTGAATGCACCGTCTGTAAATGCGAAATGGGCGGAATAAAATCTACCTTTAATTGGTCCACCTAAACCTTTCCAATTAGGTATAGATTCTGGTATTGTATGCAGAGGTCCATCATGTCCAAAATAGTTATAAGAAAGCATCCATGGATCAATATCAATAGGCTTACTCGTTTCAATATCATATGCAGGTAGATAGCTAGTAATTAATGGTTTTGCAGAACCGTTAAGTTGCAATCCAGCATACATATTTTTAAGTTTTGTATCCCAGCCTTTTACAAATCGATGGTGTGAGTCCAGTTGTAGTGTAAACTTTTCCTGTTTATAATGTTGCTGAATAAGATTTCTAGCCCAACAAGCTCCTTTTGAATTTTTATAATCTATATCAATAATAGTAAACCGATCATCATTAATATAGTCATTCAAATTATCCCAAGCATCATCTTTAGAATGCTGCCAGCAAATACAAATATTCAATAAGTTTGGTTTATCAGCTTTAGAAAGAAGATCTTTTAACGTTGGTATTAATTCTCTATCCCTATAGGCAGCTATTTGCACAAAAATAGAACCATTAGTATAGGCATTTTTCATATGTATACTTAGTAAGGTTATTTAAAATTACCAGTAAGAAGCATGTTGGTAATACTAGTTTTCCCTACGTTCGTCTGACTCGTAATATTTTATTCTATCATGCCAAATGGGTGAAGCTAGTAAAACTGCTGGTTTAAGTTTATTGTCCTTGGTCAATTGATACATATGCGACATCCAGGTTTGCTCAAACGGGTGATCCCATTTCGTATCAATAAACATTTTTTTATTACCAGATCTACTTACAATCATAGGCCAATTGTCATAGTAGATTTCACCAGTTATGTATGCTAACTCGTCCGTAGTTAAAATCTCATCAAATTTAGTTCTAGGACAATTTAAGTCTAATCCAGAAAAAGGTAACTTATCATAGTTAGGCCAATCTCTCGTACGTATATCCTGCGGTACATTATACCATGAGCATTGCTTATCGTTATCGAAATATACTTCCGTAAATGAAAGTTTTAAAAAATCAAATTTATGTTCGAGCATTATTTTATGCACTGTATTGTAAAGGTTAGGTACATACTTTCTGAACCCGTTTCTACAAAATTGACCGTCTAGATCAGGTGGATTTGATGTCATATCATCTTCAAAAAAGAACATAAAATCAGCATCTGAGTTATCAAAATGATCCGAGGCCGCCTGGCGCCCTCCACATATACCAATATTAGTACCTAAATCAATATACTTAAAATTATATTTTTTTGCTATTTGATTATTTTGTAATTTTATAGTAGGATCAGTTGAGTTGTCAAGTAAAAACAAATTAGGAGCTTTTAACCAAATTGAGGTTTTTTTCATCGAATCAATAGTATGTAATACCTGTTCGGGAGAATTAAAAGTTAACATATATAAATTTGTTTTTACCTGATTAAGGTCTAAATTAGTAACTGGTGTAGTGAAACTACCTTTTGTTTCTGTTAATGTTACTGTTCCTTCATTTACAGCCTGTGTAAACTTAACTATGAGCCCATTTTCTTCTAATTCATATCTTCTATAAATATTAGGTTCATGATAAGACATTAAAGTAAAAATACTTTCCTCTGTGCCCATTAAATCTTGTGATAATGTATCTTGTAGTAGGGAGTAATATGTACTGTTAGCGGTATTAATAGCTTGTTTTTGACCACCAAATATACCACCTCTGCATACGTATTTTACCTCTTCTTGTGCTATACGGTTCATAGCTTGATATTCAAAGCCGTGTATTTCGTTTTCTGCATGGTACGGGAAACTTAGAAATAAAAACGGTTTACTATAACTAGGTAATTCCGATAATACATTATCATGTGCTATATGCCCATGAGGCACCGTATTAGTTATACCTGCATCTACCCAGTAATAAAATTCTGTATCAAATGAACACATTAGGGTTGCGTCATTAAGCATAAACATTTTAGACTGAACAATAGGATTGTACATCTCCAAAGCAGCTTGAGGAGAATCTTTTAACCAACCAGCTCTATCTACCCACTCTGTTGTTTGTCTTATTTGCTGAGTTTTATCCCAAAACGGATCATACATTCTCTTAACATCATCAAGCTCAAATATACGAACTTGTGTATCTTTATGAGATCTTTTTTCCCACACTAAATATTCATATTCCTTTGGAATATAAATAAACAAATTAAGGGGCGTATCTAAAAAACGTTTAAACGCCTCTATATAATGAGTATTAAAATCTCTACCATTTCTATTAATATTCCATAACCCGGTTACTAATGTTACATTATCTTTTTGATGTGAAGTTTTATCTTTGTTAAGTTTGCTCATTGACTCTAGATGTTATTGCTTAAGTTTACAAACCCATACCGCATTTGTAAACCCATCCTGCATAAAAGAACAAAGATTATTACGCTCTACTGCTTCGGTAATGTCACTCTCTGAAATCTCATGCCAGTTCCAATAGTTTCCTTTAATTTTCTTTTCAAAAAAATCACTATTATATGCATAATCATGAGCCATTATAACATCAGATGATTTCATATAATTGGATAAAATATCAAACTCTTTAATTTTATTACCACCGTCGCAGAGAATTATAGTTACTCCCTCGTCTTTTATAAAATCAATAATTTCTGTATTCTTTAATTTAGAATAATCATCTTCAAATATATTTTCAACTCTAATATCAACATTATCGTTATCACGTAAATCTTTATACCAGTTTAATTCGTTAATATCATATGACCTAACAACAGTACTTAATCCGATTTCTGTGGCTATATGCTTTAAATAAGATGTTAAGCCTCCTAAAGATGTACCAATCTCTAAAATCCTACTTGGTTTTTTATATTTTAGTAACTTATAAAACTCTTCAAAACAATATGAATTTTGTTGACAACTAAACCCCATATAACTCGAAATACTATCATTTTGTACTAAATCTGATTCTCTAGTAATATTGTCTCTGCTAAACATTTAATATATTTAACAGCTATTGCAAATAAGTCAATCTTTCATAAATAAATATACAGTGAAAACAGAAATTTATTCAATGTTAAAAAACCTTGGATTTACACCAGAAGTAATAGTTGATTGCGGTGTAGCTTGGGGGGAATGGAGCACGATGATACGAAGTGTTTTTAATAATGCATTTGTTATAGGTATTGATGGTAATGATTGGACCGGTCAAAATATACCTAGTGTAAATGTTTTTGAGAAAGAAGTTTTATACAGTGAAGAAGGTAAGGAGTTAATTTTTTATCAGTCAAAACCTCATTTAACAAACGGGGAATACTGTACCGGGGATTCAATATTTAAAGAAAACACACAGCATTATCAAGAACATAACACAATAAAGACCAAGATAGAGACCTCTACGTTACTATCGATATTATCCAAACATAATTTACAATCTATAGATTTATTAAAAATAGATACCCAAGGTTCAGAAATAGAAATCATGAAAGGCTTAGGTTCACAGCTGTCTAATGTATCTTTTATTGAACTAGAGGTATCTATTTTCGAATTTAATGAAGGTGGTTGCTTATTCGGTGAGGTTATTGATTTTTTAAAGGATAATTTTGATATATTTGATATTTTAGCAACAACCAGACGTAGCGAGTCTACATTAAATGTCGATAAAACACAAAAGTATGGAGATTTCCTTTTTCAAGCGGATATACTATTTAAAAATAAAAAATATATAATATGAATATAGCATTTTACTCTAATCAATTAGAGCTACGGGGTACATCGATTGCTTTATATGATTATGCAAAATATAATGAAAAAGTTCTAGGAAATAAAAGTTTTATAGTTTCTCTTCAAAATGCTGACCTATCTGCTAAACCTAAATTTGATCAACAATTTCCTAATAAGGTAAAATTAATAGATTCGTGGGCATCAGCAATGGGTGTATTCCATAAGGAAAAAATTGATTGGGTTTATATTTGCAAAGCAGGTAATAATGATGGTTATGATACTACTGAATTTTCAACTTTTATACACGCCGTATTTAGACATAATGAACCTCATGGAAATATATACGCTTATGTCTCAGATTGGTTAGCGCGTGATCAGGGATATAATCCTAATACTCATTCCTTACCACATATATGTGAACCACTACCTCAGATTAATGAAAATTTGAGATCAGAATTAAACATCCCTACTAATGCTAAAGTGTTTGGATGCTACGGGGGATCTACGGAATTTAACATAGTATCAACACAGGCAGTAATAAAAGACGTTGTAAACGAAAGACGTGACATTTACTTTATTTTTATGAATATCAACAAATTTTGCGATAATCATGAACAAATTATACATCTACCAGGCTCGTATGATATGATATATAAATCTAAATTTGTCAATACATGCGACGCTATGATTCATGCAAGAAGCGGGGGTGAAACATTTGGACTTGCAGTAGCAGAATTTGCTACAAGTAACAAACCAGTGATTACATATGAACTTTCTGGAGAGGCTAATCATATTGAAATGTTAGGTAAAAGAGGAATTTATTATAAAGGTTATGAAGATTTAAAAGATATATTAAACAATATTAATTCTTACATAAAATATGATGACTATTATAAGTCATATGAACATCTTTCACCAGAAAATATAATGAGTAAATTTGATAAATTTATTAAAGGAAAAATCCAATGAACATACTAATTAGCACAATATCATACATAAACACTAATCCTGGAAAAGAAAAATCTACAATATATACAACTTTTGCCAACCGGCTGGCGAACGACGTTAAAACAAAAACACCGTTCGATATTAGAATTAATACTAATCGGAAAGATTTATTTGAAGAAGATGCTAGGGTGTCTGTTAGGGATGATTTTTTTAAAGACCACCATACACATATAGGTGCTTTTAATCAACTATTAAAATTTTCAGCAATTCAGCAAGTGGATAAAAAATATGATTGGGTTATATATTTAGATTGTGATGCTGGGTTTACAGATAATATAGATACTGAAAAGGTATTTGATTATATTAACCATTTAAACAGTCAGGGTATAGAAATGGTAGCATGTCGTACAAATTGTACTTTCGACGGGTCATTAGAAGACTTTAATAATTCTACAAAAAATGGTACCGACTTCACATATACTGACACTAATAAACCGCTGTTCAATGATAAATTTAGATTTTATGGTATTAGAGACGAATGGCGTGGAGCTAAATTTCCTAGTGAACACTTTTTGTTAATTAAAAATACTGATAAACTGCAAAAAATGGCGGATCATTTTGAAGCTATTTGTTATGAATTTGAAACCCAAGATAAAAATCATCCTATAACTTTCGATATGGAAGCATATGAAATAGGTGTTGCAGCGCGATTAGCTAATATAGATATGCAAGAAGTTTGTGGAGTATTTTATAACCATCATTTAAAAGTTGGATTTAACTTTAACAACTTCGAAAACGTTAAAATATAATGACCAAAGTACGTATAGCTTGCCCATGGGATACCTCGGAAAATATTACCAATAGGTTATTATGTCAATTTAAAACACCGGAAATAAGCTTAACAGGCATTAAGTTTGTATATGATGACTCCTACGATGTAGCAGTATGTTTTAATCATATTTGTTTAGAGATTGATAGTAGTAAACAATACTATGTTTTTCCGCATGAGCCGTTTTGGAGTGGATCTCATCAAAAAGAATACAGCGAACCTAATTGTACAGTTCTTGGATTTTGCAGAGAGGGATATATAGGCAATAATATTGTCACCTCCGCTTATACGTTTTACGGAGGTAGAGGACCATGGATCGATAAATTAGATATATGGAATTATAATAATATTGCTAATACTAATTTTAAAGATAAATCCAAAGGAATTTCCTCATGTATAACAGGTATTAATTATTCGTATGGACTATATCCAAAACGAGTTAATGTACTTAACCAATTAAAAGATGCTTCTCATATTGAGTTTTTTGGGGTAGGTGACTATAAATTTAAACATACAAATAATAGTCCTCGTAAAATAGACTGTACAGAAAATTTTAAATTTAATCTATCTATAGAAAATGATTGTCATGACAATTGGGTTACTGAAAAGTTTTTTGATGCAATTCTTACGGATTGTATTCCCATATATTATGGGTGTTTAAATATTAAAGAATTATTTCCGGAAGATGGGTACATTTTACTAGATAATATTAATGATATGGAGTATGTTCAAGATACTCTTGTAGATATTAACAATAATAAGGATAAAATTTATAATCAAAAAATTAAAGGCGCGAGAAAAATAAAGGAGCGTTATTTTAAAGATCACAATTTACTTAAAAAAATTATTGAGATTTTATAAGTATCAATTGCTTGTGGTATACATCTGAAAATATTATAAATTACCGGAATATCTTTGACCCCACCCTGTATCTGTATAGGAAGGCCAAACTACATAATAAGTAGGTAGTTCTGCTAGCTCACCTTCCACCCAAATATGTAAATGATCGTTGGACAAAATTGCTGATAGTTCATCACCAGATATGTCGTTTCTTAACAATGTTTCATTATTTTTATTATGTAGTGCTACAGCCAAAAACTCCATATTATCACAGTTAAACTTAGATTTATCTAGGTTTATACAATGCTTAAAAAACTGACCCCAAGTGCTATCTACGGAGTTAGGAGGTTCGATGCCATGTAAAGTTTCTTTTTGTACAGATCTGTTCGAAAATCTTACTCCTGCATATTCTTCCCAGTCAGCAATTGACCTGACTTTGCCAATACCATATTCACCATATAGATCTTTTTCCGGGCAGACTTCACCATCAATACCGAGTAACTCTCTCATTAGACCATATGTCTTTTTATTATGATTATCCCAATTACTGTATGTATCCCAATGCTTATCTGGTCTATAATCTCGAGAAAATTCATGATATGCTACAATTTTATGTGGATGAAACAAATCGTATCCATATGTGAATGCCCGCACACCTATAGTGATTTCTTCACCGTGAAAATAGTATTTTGGGTCATGTGGTACTTCTTTGCAAAAAATACCTAAAGTAAAACAAAAATGGGCTGAATAAAACCTAGCTGAAACGGGATATTTCCTATTCTGCCAATCCTTTATAGGGGTAGGTCTAAAAAATATAACACCATCCGGTGTAAATCTATCAAATACCATTTGCCAAGGTTCTTTACCCCATTCACTTTCCGGTAACGATGGATGATATGATGTTATATATCCAGTAAGTAAGGGTTTTTTATAACCTTGTAGTTGTAGCTGTAATATTTCATTCTTAAGTTCTGTATCCCAACCTTCTACAAACCTATGATGTGAGTCTAGTTGAAGAGTAAAATCTTCGTTATTATATTTTTGTTGTATTAGATGTCTAGCCCAACAAACTCCTTTAGATTCCTCTGCTTTAATGTCGATAATAATAAACCGATCATCATCTTTATATTCATCTAAAGTATCCCATTCATCTTCTTTAGAATGTTGCCAGCAAATACATATTTTAAGATTTTCTGGTTCATCTGCTTTATCAATCATATCTTTTAGTGTTGGTAGTAATTCACTATCTCTAAAAGAGGCTATTTGAACAAAAATGGTCTTACCTGTTAAGGGGTTAAGCATATAAATTATTTACTAGAAAAAAATATTAATCCACAGTTGATACCTAGCTTTGGTATAGTATAATAATATTATATGAGCGAACAAAAAGAAATCATTGCTATCGTTGACCAAGTTGGTCGTACTGTTGTTGGAGTTGAGACAGGTCAAACTGACGAGACTTTGACTCTTAATAATCCTGTTATTGTGCATGTTCAACCTGATCAACAAAATGGTCAGCTTCAAGTACAGACCTTTCCTTACCTGTTCATGGAGTTTATTAAAGGAGATAAAAAAAATAATGAATGGACTTTTAACAAGTCTTCTATTGTTACTTCAACTGTGCAATTGACAGATCAAATTACAGCACAATATCATGCTATTAACAACCCTACCCCAGCTCAACCAGCAGCAGAGGAGCCAGAGGTTATTAAGCTATTTGATGCTGACGGTAAATAATTTTTATCGGGTATAGCTCAGCGGCAGAGCGGGTGGCTGTTAACCACTAGGTCCTTGGTTCGAATCCAAGTACCCGAGCCAGTTTAACTACCGACTATAGTCGGTAGTTTTTTTATCTTGATTAATAAAGTTAAGTTCGTACAATATGTATATGAGTGATTTTGATAAAGATACACTAGCAGCGTTAGATTCAATCGATAAAGTTAACCCCTTTGCTACTTACCTTGAAGATAGTACTTTAAGTAGAGTAGGAGGTTGGATTGATACTGGCAGTTATGTTCTTAATGCTATTGTTTCAGGCTCTATTCATGGAGGTATACCTAAAGGTCGAGTAACAATGCTCGGTGGGGAGTCTATGACAGGTAAGACATTGTTTGTGCTTAAGATTTTAGCTAATGCCCAGAAGGAGGGTTTGATTCCAGTTATATTTGATACAGAAAACGCTGTTGATCCTGAAGGGGCAGAGCGTATTGGGCTTGATATTAGTAAGGTGAAGTATGTACCATGTGTTACAATCGAACAGACACGTAACGCCCTATATAAGTTCCTTACTTCTGTTAAAGAGAAAGGTCTTGAAGGTAAGTTTATTGTAGCTATCGATTCGCTTGGTAATCTTCAATCAGAACTTGAGCATAGTCGTATGGGTAAAGAGAGCACTTCCTCCGATATGGGATCGAAAGCTCGTGCTATGAAGTCTCTTATGCAGACTTGTACTAACTTGGGTGCTACAACTCAGACTACTATCTTATGTACTAACCATGTTTATGATGATCCGGCTGCTATGTTTCCTTCTATCGAGAAGCATATGCCTGGTGGTAAGTCAATCGTGTATTTGCCTTCTGTAACTGTTCAGTTGGCTCGTAAGCCTATGAAGAGTGATGGTGGTAAGAC